CCTAGCAAGTGCTAGGTCCTTAAATCTGGTGTTAACAGACTGGATGCCCTATTTCTAGGGTCCCTATCGTGGAGAACCGTCGTGAGCAAAGATAAACCTCGTTCCTCTTCTCCTATTGACGTTAACTGGGAGATGCTTCCTTATAATTGGGCTGAACCGCCCGCAGGGATTCCCCTTCAGTTGGACTTCTTCGTGAAGCCAATTACGTTGGGGTTCCTCCTGTGGTGTTCAGGCCTCGTTGGCTGCACCGACTTCCAAGTCGTCAAGAAAGACGGAACGGTCTCTGCTTGCGTTCTCACGGATCCGAGTAAGTCGAAGAGCTGTGAAGCTCCAGACCCACCTCGGGCCCCTTAATCGGGGTTTTCTCGCATGAGTACCGGCTCAACTGGCTCTCTCAGCGCTCCTTCAAATGGATTTACTGGCACACAGTCCGGAAGGACTTGGTCAGGCGCTGACGGAAAGTACGAGGTGTCTTCGGGCGCAAAACGCCTGAGGTGGAACTCGTACACTAGCAGAAGTGCTAGGCTTCGTTGTTTCTCAGATAACTTCTCCTATGTTTGCCCTGTAACTGGGCAGGTGTTGAATGAAGCGGCCCCCTTTTCATTTTACAACAATGAGGTTGTAGGGGCGCCGGTTACTACCTTTAGTAACTCTGAGAGGAATGCCATTCTTTCGGCTATGCTGAACAAAGTTAAAGGCCACGGCTTCAACGCCGCGGTCAACGTTGCTCAGGCACACCAAGTAGCTGATATGGTAGTATCCAATCTCGGTACGTTAGGACGGGCGTTTATGGCCTTAAAGCATGGCGATTTTACCACTGCTGCAAGGACGTTACGTACGTCCCGGAGTCGATCTTCTTCTACTGGAACGCAGTTTGTTACTGCTTCTGGCGCGAGTTTCACTCGCGTGGGTGGGAGGAGAGAATTGGAGATTATTTCCAGTTCCCGGTTACAGCCGAACGACATTTCCGGACGATGGTTAGAACTTCAGTATGGCTGGTTGCCAACACTGAGTGACACTTTCGAAGCCTGTAAGGCTTTCGAAGCGCTTAGTAACGGACCTACAACAAACCGTTTCTCAACGGGGCGTCAGAAATCCGTGACCCAGACCGTATCCGGTGGCTCGGGCTATGCTCAATGCAAGCTCGGACAAAAGAGAGTACTACGTTACACCTTCGAGCAATCGGAGGAGCTCTCTTCTGAAAGGCAAATTGGACTAACAGATCCTTTGTCTGTCGCTTGGGAAGTGATACCGTACTCATTCGTCGTTGATTGGTTTGTCCCCATTGGGACGTACCTATCGAACCTCAACCAGATACCGAAACTCAAAGGTCGGTGGATGGTGACGGAGAGTATTGTGACTGCAGGTTGTGATTATTCGAATGTGCCGGGGCAACCTATGCCTTGGTGTCCATTCCACAACTTTAACCATAGAATGCTCAAGGGGGGCCATCCCTCCTCGCAGTATAATGGTTTGGTGATTACGCGTTCAGCTCTTGCGAGCCCTCCCACTGTTCCCCCACCCAGCGTCAAGCTGATAGGGGCAGTTCATGGGAACCGCGTCTGGAATGCGATTGCTTTAGCAGCACAGCGTTTTATTTGAGGTTTCCTCTCTTTCCACATCGTGGATGGTTAGGCAATCCCGCCGAAACCAAATGTTCTGACGGAGTTACTTTATGGGTACACAAACCGACCTGCTCGTCAAAGACGACGCCACCGCTCCGGTGGAGTATACTTTGAAAGCGATTACCGATACGCCAGTTCCTTACTGGCGTGGCAATGTGTCCGGGGTCCCGCTTGCGGGACAGATCGGCACGTGGCTTTCAGCGGAGACGCTGAAGAATGGTAAGACCAAGGTCACTCTGAAACTGCTGGTCCCCGTGATGGAGACCCTCGGTGCTTCAGGTACTTCAGCTGGTTATGTCGCGCCGCCCAAGGTGGCGTACATCGAAGAGATGTACGTTACGAGGATCATCGACCCTCGTTCAACCACTGCGGACCGCGCGAACGTGCTGAAGATCGGTATCGGCCTGGTTCAAGGTGCATCGGGCACCACCGCAACTGGCGTTCTTGCCAATACTGCGGCCGGAGACGCGTGGAAGAACTCCACCCTCCCCATCCCACTGGCCTTCACCGGCATCATCATACCGAACTAACCGTTCGGGGACTGCGTTCTGCAGTGATGATGTAAAGAGTCCCATGGGACTCTCTGACCCGCCTAAATAGGCTAACAAAAGGACGTCAATATGTCTAATTGGATCAGACTATGGAGCATTGAGGAATCTAAAGTCTTCCTCAAAAATGTCTCTTGCCTACTCTCCGACTTGGGTGGTCCCCTAACCAAGGACCTTAACCGTTTAGTGCAGGAGGAGCGGTTTGTTGAGCTGGTTAACTACCAGTTTGATTACCGCACCGATACCACTGTGCGCGACTTTACATTGGCCCGGCAAGTCCACGCTCTGCTGAAGAAGCAAGAGTGGATGAACCTGGGTATTGATGTTAGGGCCGTCGCGGAAAACAAGTTTTGGGAGATGGAGGAAAAGTGTCGAGTGACTAATGCCTTGCTGGGATCCAATCAGCTAAGTGCTGAGACCTGGGCCGTCGTTGTGGCGGCTCGTACGGTTATAAAACGGATCCTTGGCAAGGTACCAAAGCTCGATGATCTAAGGTTCTCCTTTGGGCCTGGGGCCACAGCTAACGTGAAGGGTGTCACAGCATCGCCGAGGGCGAAGCTTGATGCCAGTCTAAGTTGTAGTCGGGAAAGTTTTCCACATGTGGGTGATTTGCTAGCGCAGGTCCCTTTTTGGACACTGCATCATAGCGGAGAAACGGCAGCCGAAAGGTCCTATTCAGCGCAAGCTGAAGGATCATATAGCTACCCGCTATCTGTAGATGTAGCTGTTCACCCTGGAAAATTGACTTTCGTCCGTAAAGACGCACGTAGTGACCGGCCGATCATTGTTGAGCCCACTCTGAACGGGTTCGCCCAGAAGGGTATAGGCTCTTATATCAAAGATCGCATGCTACGTTGCGTAGGGGTTGACCTAACTGACCAGACAAGAAACCAAGGTTTGGCTTATGTCGGAAGTGTGTCGAATGGTCTCGCGACCGTTGATATGTCTTCTGCGTCAGATACAGTTTCCCTGGCAGTTGTCGAAAAGCTACTCCCAATGGAGTGGTTTGATTTCCTCCTTTCTTGGAC